CTGCACACATTTTTCCCGCTCGAGATTTTTTTTTCGGGGGTAATTTGATGAAGTTTGACGTGATCTCGACAATGTGTATTAAAATGTTGATTTTCTTTACATTACATCTGCGTTATGTATAAAAAATCAGATAAACTATACACAATCATTTTGGGGTGACCTTATAGAATTACTATAGGGAAGTATACAACTCTCTAATAAGATAATTATAGATTCTTCTCAACTGCATTCGTCCGTATATTGTCACGTTGTATTGTTGTTTGGTATACTTACCTCGTTTTGTTTGACGTTCTATAAAACCCTCGTTCAAAAGTTTCTTGTGTTCTCTATAGAATTGATGTGGATTTGTAGACTTAACCAATTCCATTTTGTCTAGTAGTTTTAATGTTGGCTTAATCTCATAGTATGTGAAATCTGAACAGCATTCAGACTCTACTATTCCGACCGCTAAGAAGATGTAAATTGTCTTAGGTGTGAAGTCATTGTCAAGACTCTTTAAGTACTTGTGTATAGACTTCTGATGGCTAAACAACTCTCGTAATTTGTTACCGACTTTCATGTGTTAATTGTTTTTAATTGGTTTGCTTCATTGTATTACTCCATCTCTTTAAGGACGTTGAAATTATTTCATTGGGGCTTATATTGTTTCATTGTTTCCCTTTTTCCTATGCTTTAGGACAAAAATCGTCCAAAACTCTGGTCATGTACTATGTATTGTACTGATTGTGAACGTGTTATAGGTATAGTTGCTAGTCCTAAGTGGACTAAATCCCATTTCAGAAACCTTTTTTTGCACCCTACCCACTTGCCAAAATCCACTTCCCTTTTTGCGATCGATACACCATTGTATATGTATTAACCCACAAAAACACCTACAATGACATTCTGAGCAAATATAAGCAACTTTAATGTAATTTATATGGTAATATTCCGGAGCGTTTTTTATAGTGCCTTAGAACCTTTAAAAAAGAAATGCAACTTCTAAAAAGATGTATTATATTAATTTAATTTATAATACTAGTATATTATATATTATATATATATATTATATATTATATAGGCTAGCCATTTTGTCTACCTAGGCTAGACAGTATGTCCATCAGTTGATATCTCTGTTGATTTCTTGTCCTACATTTTAAGTGAACAATCGTTCATAATATTTATATTGCAACCAGATGAATATGATTGGTCAAAAAATAGCGGTTAAGATCACAAAGAAATATAACGATGAAGTTGAGTTTTCTACAGGAAAACTTTATTTAGATGTTACTTGGAGTCCAGAAGAGCACGTTACCATATGCGGAAGTGTCGTGGCTTTACCTAGAGGGAAATGGTGTAAAAATACAAGAGGACAGTTTTTGAAACAAGAGTTGCAGACAGGCGATTTAGTCTACTTCAACTACTTAACAGTGCAGGAGGACAATCTAGTATTTGGCGAAAAGGACATTTATCTTGTTGACTTAGAAGAGTGCTTCTGCTTTTTGAGAGGGGGAAGTTTAACTGCTATTTCCAATCATGTTTTAATTGAACCCATTATGATCGAGGAGATGGTAGGTTCTATTTACATTGGGGTACCCACTCGGAGCGAAGAAGAGGGTAACTTAAGGTTCATAGGTACACCCATATCTGGCGAGGATGATTTGGGGTTAGTTAACGGTGACACTGTACGATTTCATGAAAGGAATGCATTTCTTAATACGATCGAGGGTAAGGATTATTATGTAATGAAACAAGACGATATATTAGGAAAGATTCTAAATGGAGGAAATCTATAAAATACCACAGTGTATTTTTGAACACGCAAGATTATATGTTGACACAAGAGTCATGGCAAATCGTGACCACTACAAAAAACTTTATTGGAAGTCTAGAAGTTACAAGTACAAGCACCCTATATTATTTGATGAACCTGTAGATAATGAGTTCTACACAGACTTCAAAGGTATATTGGGTGAACTTTTAGTAAGGCATCATTTTGATTTAAAAGGGGTTAATTATACTACCTCAGCATTCGTAAAAGAGAAGGGTGTAAGTGATCCAGATTTAATTGTTGATGGAAAGAGGATTGATGTAAAGGGTTGTGAGAGATCTTTGAAGGTGAATATGTTTACCATAGATAAGTTAGATGTTGATTATGTCTTATTTGTTTTGTTTTTATCAGACCACAGATACATTTTATTGAGGTTTAAAAAGGATAAAATTAAGGATTGGAATGTGGTTACAATCAATGATAGAAATAAATATTACGAGTACAAGATTGATAAGCGACAGTATAGATATGTCACCCCCGATTTAGCAACAACAGAAAATCAAATAATATGATAGAAGCACTAGGATGGATTATGGTAGCCATGATCGTAGCAGGTTTAGGAAAACAAATTGGTAAAATATTATTTCCAGATGACTGGAAGGATAAATATTAGATATGTTAGAAAGAATTTTAGAGAACTATATTGACGAAGAAATACTAATCGCTGACGGTTTTGACGATGCTGTGATAGGTATTGAACAAAACTCTATGAGACTTATTTATTCAGTTCATTTATGTATTGAGATACTTAAAGATGAAATGAATGAGATAGATGCGATGGAACACTTTACATACAATGTAAGTGGAGGTTATGTGGGTGAAAAAACCCCTATATGGTGTTGGGATATATAAATACCCCCAAATAAAAATTTTTGAAAATGAGTAGACTAGAAAGAAAGCCAGAGGAAACATTAAAAGAGTGGGTAACAAGAATTAGTAAAAAGAAAAAGGTTTACACCCTAAAGGACGCAGACATACTTCTGTTGACTATGATAGCAGCAGTTGTGATTTGTGTTACAATTATAGAGATCGTGAACTCATGAAAAACCACACTAAAGTATATCACGAAGCGTTTTGTATTGATCCAGGAGAATGGATTGGATGTGAGGTTTGTGATAGAACTGCTGTAGACATTCATCATATAAACCCCAGAGGTATGGGAGGTTCAAATAAAAAGGACACCCCAGAAAACCTACAAGCGTTGTGTAGAGAATGTCATAGTTACTTTGGAGATAAAAAACAATTTAAACGAATGCTAACAACTATGCATCATGAAAGACTCAAGCAAATCTATAAAGCCTGGAACACAAATTAAAATGTCTGTTCCTAAAATGACTAAGGAAGAAATATTAAATAAAATATTGAAACTGAAGTTAGAACACCCATATCACCCAAGCATACCAGGGTTACAAGTCTTATTAGATGAATTATAGATTACTTACTGCTCGCTCAATCTTGTCGATCACAGTAATTTTAACACCATAAAGTTCAGGTGCATTTGAATTTTCTAAAGCAGCCAGTACATCTAATAGTACTTCTATTTTTCTTATTGCTAATACGTCAACGGTTTGTTGATCTGTTATAGAGACTATTTGATCTGCCATATTATTTATTTTTAATTTTCTTTATTTGTTTGATCATTTCTTTTGAGGGTCCTTTTTTAGGATTCTTTACGTTTCGTATATTATCCCATAATCCTCTCTTAGAGTAACTACCGTCTTTACGTTTTATCATTTTACTCATAACTAATAATTTTAATTACCAGAATCAATTCCCTTGTCTACTACTTCTAGTATATGTCTGAATGTTCCTTTTTCTTGTTCTCCAGTTACATCGGTTCCATTTATTAAAAGTCTGAAATGATCCTTTTTTTCCGTTTTTCTTAATTCTACAGTGTTGCTCATAATTATTTGTTGTTTGTTTTTTTTAGTCTGCTTTTTTCTTTTCTGCTCTTGTTTATTTTTGATGGTTCAAAACCAACAATTTTACCATTTTTATGAGATGCATCTAAACCATCCCCATTACCGTAAGTACCTCTATCTCTATTGTACTTTTTCAGTATGGTTCTGTACTTAATCATCTTAGGTGATGACTGAAACTTTTTGTACTCTGCTTTATAGTCTCTTTTGGCTGCCATTACTTACCACATTTAGTGCATTTACTATATGGTTTACCACACTTACACTTTTTTTTGATTTTTGAATATGCCATGATTATTTTTTTTCCTTTTTTGCTTTTTTAACCTTCTTTACTGTGTCTACAGTTTCTTTAACCTCATTAACTACAGTGTTAGCAGCATTAGATACACCTTTCTTAATTTTGCGTAAAACCTTTCCGACTTTAGAAGGTGTTCTGGTTTCTTTATATTCTTTTTTGATCGCTGCTTGTTTGATTCTTCTTTCAAGATTCATGGCTTTTTCTTCGTTACCCATCTTTCTTAAGTAGGCTATTTTTTCCTTGAGTCTTTTAATTTTTTCTTCGTCCATATTTTATCTATGTTTATTTACAATTTCTTGAATTTGTGATCTTTTAATTGTTGGAACTAATGAAACTCCTGGTTGATACTTATAGACAATTTTACCGTTATTAGTAATAAAGACAGCAGGAACAGATTTAATTTTTTCTTTAAAAACATCAGGTTGATCTTCTAAATATCCGTAAACATATTTACAACCTCTTAAATCATCTAGGTTTTTTATTGAATTCCTTTCATTCCACTCTGAGTTTATTTGATAAACTACAATTTTACTAACCTTTTCACTTTTTGAAACATTACTCCTTACAGAGTTAGAGTTTAAGGGGAAGAATAGCAATAAAATGCCAAAGAATACATTTTTCATAATAAATTATTTTTTTATACTAAGTTCATATAATCTTTCTTCTATTAGATCCAACTTCTTTCCATTTTCCAATACTTGAGCACCTGTATTCATTATTTGCTCTCTTACCAACTGATCCTTTAGATCGTATTCTGATCTTGTTATTGGAGGTTTTGGAAGTTCTTTTGCTAAAGCAATATCTGCTTTTAAAGTAAAAAACACTGTAGCAAGACTAATTACAAAGCCAATTATAACCCCAATAGTTTTTAAGTCGAGTTGCACCTCTGTTGATTCACTGATTTTCTGTGCCATATTTTATTTTACCATGTTTTACAAGCCCAGTATCTTGCTTTCCATCTAGGACCTGGGTTGTCGCATTTATGTCTAGCCCTGAAAGATTTTCTTCTGCTAGGGATGTTTTTCTTAATCTTCATGTTAGGATCACCAAAGTGAACAACAGTAACCTTTCCGTTAGGTTTTTTTACGTAAACCTTACTTTTTTTTGCTGCTCGTTCCGACTTCATAATTTTATTAAGCGTAACGTTCTTACCTTGATGTAGTGCCATGTCAATTATTTAAAGGGTAAATATAATTGTTACCTATAAAAACAGACTAAAAATTCAATACCCAGAATAGTGTGGTTAAAGTGGATTGTAAAATTTATAAACCCTTCGGTATTATTAATATATTTTTACACAAAACCAACAATATGTCATTAACAGAAATCTTCAATTCTGAAGACTTTAATAAAATGATCTTCAGTCCCTTTAAGGTCAGAGGGTCTATAAAAAAGAAGTATCCTAAGATGAAAATGTTTAAAACATTTCAATCTGCTGAGGATCAACTAATTGCATATGTACTTTACATGTACGATCAAAATACTCCACTAAAAGAACAGTTTCCTGATTTAAAAATAAGAAAAGAACAAGCAGCAGAGTTGTCGGGTTATAACATAACAAAAGATGCTGAGGCATTACATCAAATATTTTTCTTTACAAATTCAAAACTAGTTGAGATGGTTGACGAGTTTCTAAGAAAACAAAATAATAGAATTTGGTCAATGATAGTTTCAAATGAGCAAACATTCTTTGAGTATCAAACTAAATTATTGAGTCCAGTTGAGGGCGAAAGAGATAAAGATATATTGCAGGCTTTACAAATTAAGTCTAAAATAATGGATGACCTGAATACTATAAATGACAGGTTAGATTCTTACTACATGAAACTTTATGGTGAAGATCAAGAATTATTAAAAACCATAAAAGCAGATAAAAGGTTGACACCAGAATTTATAGCAAATTTATGACAATAAATATACAAGGTGTAGATTTTACATTACCTCCTGTAGGTAAAGTTTATAATGTAATATCTAAAGAATTTGAAAAAAGACCAATCATAACTAGTGCTTCGAAAAAGGAAGATCAGGTATGGATTAGGACTATGCTCCCTGAAAGTTATAACTATAAGAGAAAAGAAGAGTTAATAAGGCAAGCAGAGGATAAAGATTATTTTGATGTAGAGTTGGAAAACTTTAGATCACAGGAATGGGATAGAAGATTAAATGGGGTTTGGTTCATGAATAATGGTAAGGCTGAATACCTGACTGGGATGCACTATTTGTTTTTAAACTGGTGGAAGATTGATATTGGGTATCCTAGTTTTAGAAAAGTAGATCAAGATTATTTTTATTTTTTACAAGCATCTATCGATGACCCTAACTCTCTAGGAATGATTGAGTTAACAAAGCGTAGGCAAGGTAAAACAGTGAGAGCAGGTGTATTTATGTTTGACTTAATATCAAGATCTAAAAATAAGAACGGTGGTATACAATCTAAGACAGCAAGTGACGCAAAAAACAATGTATTTGCAAAGTCTATAGTAGGACCTTTTAAGAAACTGCCTGACTTTTTTAGACCTGTATACGATCAATCAAAAGGGGTCACCCCAACCTCAGAATTAAGATTTTATAGAACTACAAAAAGAGGAAAAAAATCTTTAGAAGATTTAGGAAAACCAGAACTTGAAAGCCAAATAGATTGGAAGAGTTCAGAAAAATACGGATATGATGGAACAAAATTACACAGATACCTTGGTGACGAGGTTGGAAAAACTATGGAAGTGGATGTCTGGGAAAGGCATAACGTTGTACGTTTCTGTTCGGAATTGGATGGGGAGTATATTGGAAAGTTACTTTACACAACCACTGTCGAGGAAATGGAATCAGGTGGTGAGTCATTTAAAAGATTATGGGACAACAGTAACCAGGAAGATAGAAATGCTCATGGTAGAACTCCCAGTGGATTATTTCGATTCTTTACTCCCTCATATAAAACCTTATACTTCGATAAATATGGTCAAGCAGATGAAGAACGTGCTAAGGACTATTATTTGGCTGAACGTGCAAATCTTGTCAATGATGATCGTGCTCTTTCAAGTATTATTAGAAGGAATCCGTTCACTATTGAAGAGGCTTTTAGGATAGACGGTGAACGATCTTTGTTTAACGCAATGAAGTTAAATGATCAAATAGATCGTATTTCTTGGAATGAAAACCTTTATACAAAAGGTAATTTTGAATGGGTTGGAGATAGAGAGACAGGGCATGTAGAATTTAAGCCCATGTCAAACGGAAGGTTTAATGTAACCTATTTGTTTGACGATAAAAAAGACGCAAATAATGTTATAAAAAGAGGTAAAAATTATTTACCTACAAGAAAGAATGAATTTGTTATAGGTTGTGATCCATATGATCATGACAGTACTGTAGACCAAAGAAGATCTAATGGAGCCTTCTATGTGTACAAGAAGCACAACTCAGTATCAAATTTTTATGATAGTTCGTTCATAGTTGAATACATTTACCGACCAAGTACCGCAAGACAATTTTATGAAGATGTTTTAAAGTGCTGTCACTATTATTCTTGTCAACTTCTTTTTGAAGATAACAAGATAGGTATAAAGAATTACTTTGAAGATAGAGGTTATGCTTCGTTTTTGATGTACTTGCCTGGTAGTGCTAAACCTGGTATGAGTGGGTCTGTGAGAACACATCAACAAATAGCAGAAGTGACTGAAGAATATATAGAAAATAATATAGAAAGAGTATGCTTTCCGGAATTATTAAAAGACTGGTTAGGATTTGATATAAGTAAAACAACAAAATTTGATGCGGCAATGGCAGCAGGGTACACTCTAATAGCAGATAAAAATATTCTATTAAGAAATTATCACGCAAAAGGTAATCTAGTAGAAGCGAAAACAATGTTTAAAAAGTTTAAGGTCGGATGATAAAAAACGAGAGTAAGGCAAACTATCCAAACCATAATATAGATCCTAGTCAAAAGGGTAAAGATTGGTGTTTGTCATATGCAAAAGCATCATGGTTTGATTATAAAAATCATGGTACACAATCATTTCATAATAATCGTGGAACTTATTCTAAGATTAAAGATTATGCACAAGGAAATCAGTCAGTTGATAAGTATAAGCAATTATTAAATGTAGACGAGGCTGAAAATGAAAGTTGGTTAGCAATTGATTACACAATTCTTCCTATAGTTCCAAAATTTAGAAGAATTGCACTTGGTAAATTAAACAAAACAGAATACAATATTACCGCCACTCCTATTGATGCTATAGCACAGGCAGATATAGAAGACTACTACAAACGTACAAAAGCAAAGATGGATTTAAGAAAATCCCTTTCTAAGACTATGCCAGGAATGGAGGAGTTTAGTGCGTTAAAAAAATCTCCAAAAGATCCTGAAAATGACGAGGAACTAGAAATGCATATGAATTATACTTTCAAGCATAATGCCTCTATAGAAATGGAACAAGGTATTGACCTTGTGTTTCATACTAATGGAATGGATGAAAAGCGAAAACAAGTAATGGAATATTTATTTGATTTTGGTGTTGCGGGATATAAGGAATATATAGACAGTAATGGTGCTGTAAAAATTAGGGTAGTAAACCCATCAAAGTTATTAATATCTCACTGTAATAAAAGAGATTTTTCTGACAAGATACATATGGGTGAGGTTACTGAAATGTCTATCGCTGATTTAAAGCAAAGAGCAGGCGATCAGTTTAGTGAAAAAGAATATCAAGACATTGCGGAAAGATTTTCAGGTACAAAAGGTTTTACAAGAATGAATACATCTAACAAGGTGTTTTCTAAAGATTATGATGACAGTAAGATACAGGTATTAGAAATGGAATTCTTTTCTGTTGATCAAATGGTTCATGAATCTAGAACAGATAGAAGAGGTAATAAAAGATTTGGTAGAGCAGGTTACAATAGCCAAAACAAAAGAAAAAACAAATATGTAAGGTCTTCGTACAAAACTGTGTACAAGATATCATGGATTGTAGATTCTGAATATTGTTATGACTATGGTTTGTGTAATGACATGAAAAGGGTAAAGTCAAAGTTAATGGATACTGACTTATCATATCATTTGTTTTCACCTGATTTCCATAACATGAAGCCATTAGGTATCATGGAACAATTACTTCCTATTGCTGATCAAATACAGATCTCATGGTATAGGCTTCAAAATACAATTAATCAAGCGAGACCTAAAGGGATTATGATCGAACTCGGTGCTCTTGAGGATATTCCATTAGGTTCAGGAGGGCAGCAAATGAAGCCAATGGATGTCATCGACTTGTTTAACAAGACAGGTACGTTAGTTTATAGAAAGAATGATATCGGTGGAAAAGCAACAAACTACAAGCCAATTGAAGAATTAGAGAACGGTTTGGGTAGAGATGCTATGACTTACTACCAAGTAATTCAAAACAACATTGAAATGATTAGACAGATTACTGGTCTTAATGAATTCACTGACGGGTCTACACCTGATGCAAGATCTTTAACTACAACTGCAAAGTTAGCAGCCCAAGCAACTAATAATGCTTTAGCACATATTGAACAAGGTGAAAGATATTTACTGGAAAATTTAGCGTCATCTGTAATTATTAGATTACAAGACAGTGTTAAGAAAAATCCAATTCAAGGTTATGTAAGATCTCTAGGTAATAAATCTATGGAGTTTTTCAAATTATCTCCTTCTGTTGGTAAACATGAGTTTGGAGTTAAAATAGAAGACAGACCAACTGAAGAGCAAAAACAAAGATTAATGCAGATTCTTCAGGGTAGCGTAGCACAAGGACAAGTTGACTTTGAGGATGCTGTTTATATTGAGCAAATAACAAACTTAAAGCAGGCACAACAAGTTCTTGCTTATAGGATGAAAAAGAAAAGAGAAGAGGCTCAGGCTAATGCTGAAAGACAGCAACAAATGAATGGTCAAATCCAACAGCAGTCTGCACAAGCAGCAGAACAGTCTAAACAACAGACTTTGCAAATGGAAATGGAAATGAAGATGCAGATGGAGAAAATGAAGGCTGAGTTAGCATCTAAGTTACAGAAAGAAAAGTACGAGTACGAACTAGAAATAGAAGGTATAAGACAAGCATCAAACATAGAGCGAAACGCAATGGATAATCTTCCTACTAAAGAAATGGGTGTGAAGATGATGGAACAGCCAGGAGTTTAGCAACATGAATAATAATTAACAAACAACAAAACAAATTATAATTATGGAAGAACAATTTGATTTATCGGAAGTCAAAGTTATTGATGACAATGGTGAGGCTCAACCTGTGGAAACCCCACAAGAAGAGACACAATTAGAGGCTTCTGAAACTGAAGAAGTAAAAGCAGAAACAGAGGTAGAAGTTACACCTGAAGAGAAAACAGAGGTAGAGGTTACCTCCGAAGATCAATCAGAGGTAAAGGAAACTGAAGAAAAAACAGAGCAAGAGGTTGGAAAACCAGACGAGTTGTTTAGTCAACTTGACGCTATATCTAAGGATTTAAGCAACGGAAAAGCAGAAACCTTAGAAGACTTTTTTGACGAGTATGCAAGGATGAGAGATTCATCGAATGCTCAATTTAAAGATGACTACATTAAAAATGCAGTCGAATATTACAATAAAACTGGAAACTTGACTCCGTATTTAGAGGCAACTTCAGTTAACTATTCAGAAATGTCTGACGAAGCGGTCATGAGACGTGACCTAGAACAGGCTAACCCTACCCTTTCAAAAGGTGCAATTGAAAGATTGTATACTAGGGAAATAGTTAACAAGTACTCTTTAGACGAAGACAGATTTGATGAGGATGAGGTAGAACTTGGTAAAGAACTTCTGGCAGCAGATGCTTCTAAACTAAGAGATAAGTATGTTGACGAACAGAAAAACTTTACTCAGCCTGTAAAAGAAACTGAAGATACTGAAACTGTAAACCAAGAAGAACAACTTTCTAAATGGACAGAAACTGTATCATCTCATGAAACAACTAAAGACGTGTTGGAGAACAAGCGTATTTTAATTTCTTATGGTGATGATAAATTCTCTTATGAAGTAGAAAACCCGGAATCGTTACAGGAAATGACTGTCGATAACAATAAGTTTTTTGATTTATTTAAGGATGATAAAGGTGAGGTTGATTTTGATAAGTGGTATCGTGTATTGGCTTACGCTACAGACCCTGAAGTTTATGATTCGTCCCTTATTTCTCATGGACAAGAACTAGGACAAGAAAAAGTAGTTGCTGATTTAAAAAATCCTACTGCTCCTACAAAAAGTTCAAGAGATTATAAAACACCAGAAAGCCCTTTTTCAGGACTATTTGGTGCTCTGAGTAGAGGTGACTCAGATGTAAAAATAATTCGTTAATTAAAAAATAAATATTAAAAATGGAAAATTCAAGTTATATTAGTTCTCTATCATTCCTACAACATTCATTTGTACAAGGAAGAGAGATCTTATCAAGCGTCTTAGACGTACAGAACGAAGAGGAAGGATTCCTTGACGTAATGCAGGCATTAGGTAAATTAAAGCCAGTTAGCCAACCAGTATACCACGCTTTTGTAAATGAAGCATTGTATAAAGATAACACTATCACCATCTCTGAAGCAGGATCAGGTACAGGAAAACAATCCGGTATTGCTACTTCTGCAATTGGAAATGCACGAGTTGGAGATTTAATCATGGGTGCTTCAGGTGAAGTATACTTAATTACTGCTATCTCTGCTTCAAACGAGATTGACTTTGTACCAGTAGACGGTGCGGGAGCAGCAGCAGATTACAATGCAGCAGACGATAAATTTGTTGTATTCTCGAATGCACAAGGAGAAGGATCTGGATCACCAGACCCAATCAAGTATGGATTGACTAAGCAGTCAAACAGAGTGCAAATCTTTAAAAACAAATACAGAATTTCTGATGTTGCAAAAGCGTCTAAAATTACTGTTGAGTATAAAGGAAAGCCTTATTTCATGTATAAAGGTACTTACGAAGCGTTACAACGTTTTAGAGGAGATATCTCTAACGCATTGATGTTTGGTAAAGGATCAGGAGATTTCTACGCAGGAGCATCTGTAGGAGATATGAATATCGGAGGAAACGCAGTACAAACTACTAACGGTCTTAAGCAAGAACTTAAGTCTGGTGGTATCTTGAACTCTGGATCACCTTACGATCATGGATCGGATGTATTAGCAACGTTATCTACTTTAACTGCTGCTTTGAACAAAGCAAGAGCACCAAAAGACTACTGGATGTGGTTAGGTACTTCTGCTAACATTGCTATTGACAATGCATTAAACGGTTTGAATTCAACTGGTTTAACTGGTGCTAGATTTTCAGTAGATGGAAAAAGCATTGATTTAGGTGTTGACAAGTTTAGCCTATACGGAAGAACTTGGAACAAGAAGCAGTTATCTATCTTAGATCACAATGAACTAGGTTCTACAGTAACTGGATCTGGAGAAATTTACCTTGTACCAACTGGACAAGTTAAAACTGCCGGTGGTGGTGGATCACAAGATTACCTACAAGTACGTTACTTAGAAGGAGATGGAAACAACTACTCTTTCAGAGAAACTTTAACAGGTGGACTTGCTCCAACTCCAACTAGTGCTGATTCAATTCTTGACGTAAACTACCAGGCTATTATGGGTCTAGAAGTATTAGGAAAAGAACACTGTGCACTTGTAACAGGATTTTAGTAATAATAAACCTTAAGAAGAGGGGAGGTATTCCCTCCCTTCTTTTTTTTTAAAACCAACAATTATGATAAAAACAAAAGAGTACAACAACGTAAAAACCCCTCCTCAATTAAAAAGAAATGAGGTAAAGGTATTTCAGTATTTAAATGTGAAAGATGATAAGCAAAACCCTGGAAAGGTAATAATGCCATCTATTCATATGATACCTCAAGTAGACAGAGTTTATGATAAAGAGGCTGATGATTACATAGATATTGCGTCTATTGGGTCGTTAGGTATTGGAGGAAAACCATCTTTTAATACAATACAGTTTACAAAAAAAGATAAAGGTCTTATGGCTTTAAGAGGTAGTAAAACAGGAGATAGAGAAATCTATCAATATTTAATGCTATCTAACTACAACGCATCAAATCCAAATAGAGATACAAGTATTGTTCCAATATTTAAATTAGTAGAGCCTAAAAAAGAGGCTGCTGATAGTAGAAAATTAAGAACTCTAAGAAGAGATGCTATGAATGTTGCTGCTGAACTTTCTGCTGCTGAAGTAAGAGAGTTTATTGCATCAATGAATAAGGATGAAAAAAGAGATATTTCTATCTTAAGAGATGAGTTAGAGATTATGGCAGAGAAAACTCCAAAAGAGTTTATAACACTAAGTAAGGATAAAAATAAATCTATACAGGCAACATGTAAGGCTGCTTTAGACAAAAAACTAATCAGGTTCGACAAGGCTTCTAGCACCTTTTTATGGGTGTCAACTGGCGAGACTATCGTGCAGGTTCCAAGGTCATCAAAAACAAGTTATTTACAGGGCTTCACTAACTTTGTTTTGAGTAACAAAAATGGTGAATTAGTTTACCAAGAAATCGTAAAATTGCTTAAATAATTTGTTGTTGGTTTGTTTAAAGGTCGGTCGCAGGAAATTAAGTACTGAGACCGGCTTTTTTTATTATTAATATGTATGAGCACATTCACTAATGATACAGGAACTGTATCTATAGATTTTTCAATTCAATTCGATTTAACCTCAACACCAAAGTTGAAGGTTACGGATAACTCAACTTATAGTTCTTCTCAATCAGGAATTAAGGTATTTATAAAAATAACTAGACCGGATGGAATAATAAGAAGTCATCAGGCTGAAGGAGTAGCAGATATATCTGGTAATACTGGGGACTTAAATGTTTTTGAATACATATTACCTTTATCTCCAAGTGACGGTCAAGTTAGTAAGGGATCGTATAAAGTTGAATATAGTTTTACCGTTGGCGATGAAGACACTGTTAAAAGAGTGAAAACAATTTCATACGATTTTAAGAAAATAGAACTTACAACCTTTCAAGATATAAATGAATTTACTCCACTTGTAAAAGTTAAAGATACAACACCTAGTTATGATGTAACAAATTATAACCTAAGTAGTATTAACAGACTTTTTATTGGTCAAAATAATATAAGTGGATCATCTATAAATAATCAAACTACAACAGGGGTTACTAATGACGATAGAGAATTTTCTCTAGCGGATACAGCGTCAAAATTTTATGATAGCAAATATATTGTTGATTTAGAGGTGACCTTAATTCACCAACACTCTACATTTAATTGGTTTAGTGTTAAATCAAAAAGTATAAAAAGAGATACTGTAAAGGTTCATAAAGTACCTACAAAGTTAGAAATGATATCCTACTTTAATACTTTAAGAAATTTAGTTGAAACGTATGATGGATATAATAAATCTTTATATCAGAAGTACTCAAAAAATTACGAGTTTGTTATAACTAGTTTTGATCTTTTAGTAAAAAGACTAGATGCAGGATTATCTGATGACGATAATACAGATATTATTAGAGATATATTGGCAATTCTTAGAAATGATGTTCCTAGAACTCATACTGGTGATGAGTTAAGTCTTGTATCTCTACAAATTTACTCTACTGGGGTTAGTGTTACTTGGACATCTATAGAGGATGTTCCAACCTATAACCCATTTGCAACATATGAAAAAACATTTGCTACAGCATCCTTACAATGGGATGTTACGCATAGTCTAAATAAAAAGCCTTCGGTAACACTCGTTGATGAATACGATAATATTGTGTACGGGGCTGTAGAATACGTAAATTTGAACGTTATAAAAATCACATTTCGAACCCTCTCAAAAGGTAAAGTATATTTAAATTAAAAAACTATGGCAATAGAATATTTACACCACATTAATCTCAGCGATAATGAGATCCAAAATGTAAAGTTAGACAATAAAACTACAACTCAAAGAGACGCAATGACTGCTGCGGCAGGTCACGTTATCTTTAATACTTCATTAAGTAAGTTTCAGTTTTATGACGGAAGTAACTGGCTTAACTTACAAGATGAACTAGATGAGTCTGAAGTAAGAGCAATGATTTCTGCATCTGATGCAGGAGGTGATGGTAGTTTTTCTTACGATAACTCTACAGGTGTATTTACATATACAGGACCTAGTGCTGCTGAAGTAAGAGCACATATATCTGCAAGTACAGGTATCTCTATAACCAATGGAGCAATATCTACCACTATCACCCAATATACTGATGCAATGGCTCAGGCTGCTATTACAGGTGGCACTGGTGTTACAGTAACTAATGGTGAAGTTTCTATTGGTCAGGAGGTTGCAACAGATTCAAATGTAACTTTTAATGATGTTGAAATTGATGGTAGTCTTAATGTTGATGGAACTTTAACAGTTGGTGGTAATGTTACTTTAGGTGATGCAAGTTCTGATACTGTAACAATAAAGGGTAACCTTAATGTAGAGGGAACAACTGTTACTGTTAATCAAACAGCAATTAATGTTACAGATGCATTTGTATTTGAGGGTGCAACTGCTGATGAATTTGAGACAACTCTTACAATTGGAGAGCCAACTGCTGACAGAACAATTACGCTACCAGATAATGACGGTACTATTGCTTTAGATGGTGACATTAGGACTGATGATGAGATTAAGGATATTGTCGGTGGAATGGTTACTAGTAATACGGAAACAGGATTAGATGTAACGTATGATACTACAAATAAAAACCTTGACTTTGTTTTAAGTGCAGACCCTACGATAACTCTTACAGGAGATGTTACAGGTTCTGGAACTATGACAGACCTAGGAGATGTATCTATTGCATTAGACACAGTAAAAAATAAGGCAGCAAACGGAACAGGACCTGCGACAGATAATGATACTGATTTTACTTTTAATCATGCTTTAGGAACGTCAAACGTCATTGTTCAAACATATAAAGATAGTAAGGTAGTTCACTGTGAAGTAGAATTAACAGACAGTAATAATGTTAAGATAATTTTTGCATCAGGACAAGTAGCAGATAGTATAACAGTAAACGTTCTTTCTGCTGCATCATAAAAAAATAGCAGAACATGGCAATAGAATTCTTAAATGGAATTAAAATACCTGCGGGTGAAATAAACCTAAAAGGTATTACAATAGAACGAGCATCAGGAAATGGAGCAACAGGCTTTGATAATGATGCTTTAGGTTCTTATATCCTTTCTCCTACAGATGGTGGTTGGGGTGCAGGAGCCAAACCTGCGGGATCTCATAATGGAGTAGGTATACTTTCTTTTCAAACACATTCAGGTAATTACTATACTCAGTTAGCGTTATCTACCAATACAAACGATTTATTTATTAGATCTGCTGACGCTTCAGAAACTTTTGGAGATTACAATAGATTATGGAATGATTCGCATTTTAGCACAACTGATGTTACTAATTGGGGAACAGCGTACACTCATTCACAGGCAACACACGCTCCAACAGATGCAGAAGCAAATGTACAGGCGGACTGGAACGAGACAACTACAACAAGTGACGCTTTTATTCTAAACAAGCCTGCTATCCCGACAGATTTTGTATCTGCTACAAGTGGAGGATCTTTTGGGGGTAAATTAACAATAAGTAGAGAATCACAACATGTTACTCAAAATAACATATCAGCAAGTAACGCTCATCTTGATTTATTTAACACTTGGGAAAGTGATACAGATCAAAAAGGTTCTATAATTACATTTACAGATAATTACTATAGTAATAGTAGTTATAACAAAACATTAAGAGCGGCTATTAAAGGTGGTACAGACAACACTGGAAATACAGCAGATGGGTATTTAGAATTTTACACAGATTCAGGAGGTGCTAACACACCAAACCTTGTTCTTAGGCTAGATAAAAGCAAAACCGCAGAGTTTAAAGGAAATATTGTAATGGCAGCAAATGCCACAGTTGATGGAGTAGATATAAGTGGACTGCCTACTTCCTTCGCACCTACGGATGCTGAGGCAAATGTGCAAGCAGATTGGAATGCTACTACTGGCGATGCTTTAATACTTAATAAGCCTACAATACCATCAGGGAACTCTATAATAGACTGGACTACGGATCAAGGCTCTACTAACATACATGTTAATAATGTAGTTGGTTATATAAACTCATCTGAGCCTAATGAACCATTTAATCCATTTGCAGGGCAAAAGTTTCACGATGGTGTATTGACAAACGCTTTAGCAGGTAGACATGATAGGTTTGTGGTTACTATTGACGGTACAACAGAAGCAGGTGCTTCTTTGAAATTATCTAACCAAAACTTTGAGGAATACAATCAAAATAGATTGTTTGGTACAAGTGCAGGTGAAACTAAAATTTTTAATATAAATGTTCAATCTTTAGCAACAGGAAGTCCTAATTCAAACGGTATAACATATTCGAACGGATTTTTTGATATAAACTTTTACTCCAATCCTTTTCCTGCTTCATGGTCTGCAAGGGTTAAAAATAAAGATGGTAATTGGACAACTGTAACTAGTCTTAATAAAATAGGTAACAGTAAATTAAGAGGTGTTATACCTATTGGCAACTGGCTAACAGATATTGAGTTTACTTTAACTGCAAGAACTTCGGCACCTTTTGTTACTGGAAATGTAACTTATGGAATATCTGAATTTGAGTTGTTTTTTAGTAGAATGGCAGCCTCTCAAGGTGGTAATATATCATCTATAGGAGGTTATTTAGGAGGAGTGATAACAACAGCATCTGGAACAACTTCAGCCAACTGGAACTCTGCATATGGGTGGGGAGATCATTCATTAGCAGGATACTTAACATCTTCTTCAACTCAAAGTAAATACATAAGAAGTGACGTAGATGACAATTTTACTGGACAGTTAGTAAACAATAGTCGAAATGAAACTCCTGCTTACAATAAAGGGGCAATAAATTTACAGCCGAGTACAAGTGGTGGTTCTACAGGTATTACGTTTAGAAGTAATGTTAATAGTACTTCGGATGCAGGTTATATTTGGTGGTATGATAATAACGACCACTACAATGAATTGGACTCTACGGAAAATGGAGTTCTTCTTATTGCAGCACAAAATGATGGTGGTGCTACGTCTGAGGATGCAATAGCGATAGAATCTTCTGGAGATATTTATTTAAATCCAGGTGTTGCATCAGGGGCTATAGGCTCTGGAACTTTTAATTCAGCAAGAGGTAATATATTTTTAGGAAACGCTTCATCAAGAGTTAGAATACTAACAACAACTGATGGAGACACTTATTCAACCGCTACAGGAGTTGCTGATAATGCAGAGGTAAATGTACAAGCGGACTGGAATGCAACAAGTGGTGATGCTCATATACTTAATAAGCCTACAATACCTCCTGCACACTCTGGGTTATACTTGCCTATTGGAGGAGGAACAATAACTGGTAACTTACAAGTAAATGGTCAAGTAACGCAAGCAGGTGTTGTAGATAGAGTTTCATGGGGAAAAACATACGCAGCAAGTAATACAAATATTGCTACACTTACAACAAACGATGGTAACGCTTTACCTACAGGTGGTGCTTATAGAATGACTGGTCATATTTCTGGAACAGGAACAGAGCAAGTTTCTATGGCTGTTTTTTGGAATGAGAATGGAACTTGGTATTGTAATAATACTTTTGCAGGAGGTACAAGTTCAAATCATATTGAATTTTTAATATCAGATAGTGTGCCTAAAGTAAAAACTTGGCATACTAATGATTATAACATTAACGTCTCTCACGAAAGGTTATCTTTAGAAGAGGGTGCAGGTAATGACAACCTTAGAGGTTATTTTGGTGCAGACTCTTATTTACAGTGGTTAGAGAGCACAAACGCTCTTACTGTCCCAGGTACTTTAGATTTAGCAGGAACATTAACGGTTGATACAGGCTTATCAGGTAATAATGATGCTAACAGACAATTTACAGCAACTAAAACATCTTTAGGTGCTGTGCATGCGGCAGGAGGTGAGGGTGGAGTAACTGGATCTGCTGACACTACTCCTTTAATAACATTTCCTGGTAATACAGCAGGGCAAGTTCAAGGAGGTATTTATGCATCACAAAATTCATCAACAGGTACTTCTATATCTTTATTTACAACAGACAGTTATTCTACAGGTCCAAAACAGGGTTTATCTTTATACGATGATGGAAATGTAGAAGTTCATAGAGGTAACATAGTGATGTCATCAGGTGCAACGGTTGATGGTGTAGATATATCTGCACTTCCTACAACTTTCGCTCCAACAAATGCAGAACAAAACGTTAATGCTAATTGGACTTCAACAAGTGGTGATTCACAGATTTTAAATAATCCAGGAACTCCTTATTTAACTGGGGTGACCGATAGACACGTATTTCCAGGATTAGGAGCAAGTGGAGCACAGGCTAGAAAACATCATATAGGTCGTGTTTACTATTGTCCAAAACATTGGGACACTACATGGCAGAACATATATTTTACATTAAACGAAGAGACGTATAATTCAGGATACGTTAAGTATCATTTATTTGGATACTACAACGGAACTAATAACCAAACTTTAAATTTAAGAGTTGTAGATTACAGAGGTAATAACGGTGATATACAAAGATACAAGATCGTATTAGGCAGTCATACAGATGCAGGTTGGGATCACTCTGGTCAGAATGTTTACTATACTGATATATATGTAGAGGTTGCTTATTATAAATCTGTTAAGGTAGTAGTTGACGCATTAGGTCACTCAATATTACATTCTAATCCAACAGAGGGTGCAGGTATAACTGTAATTTATGAAACTCCAACTATAACTAATATAACAACCTATGTAAATCAAACTTACGACACTACTTATTTAGGGTCAGATACTAAAATCTGGAACTCAGCAAATGATGGTTCAGGATCAGGATTAGACGCTGATACTGTTGATGGAACGCATGGCGGTATATTAAAAAGAATAAATGGAGAATTTGTTTTAGATGTTAATGACGACTATGAGTCTAGATCAGGAACTTGGTCTACAGGAACAAGCGAGGCATGGGGTCAACCTAATATTACAGGAGGCTATGCTCATAATGATGGAACAGGTTCAATAACATTTACAGTTCCTACAGGGGCACAATCTTGTTGGATTTCACATCTTACTTGGAGTAGTGGTGGTTATGTTGATGTATTGGGTGTTCAGTCAGATGGTGGGGAAGTTTTCTTAAGAAGAATAAACACACATCAATCAGTACAAAATAGTGACGAAGGAGCAAGTCAACATGATGGCTCTACTATAACTTTTGCAGGTACAAGTTTAAGTAGTTTTGGAAAAATAAAATTTAAAAATAGATCTGGTAGATTTCATTTAACTGGTATTACTTTTTCTTCTTCACAGTGGGAAGGAACTGAAGGTACTGGAATGATACACCCTACACAAATAACAAAACAAGGATCGGGTAATGGTTTAGATTCAGATAAGTTAGATGGACAACAAGGGACTTATTATTTAGATTATAATAACTTCAGCAATGTACCTACTACGTTTGCACCAAGTGCACATAATCAAGCATGGTCGACAATTACATCTACTCCTACTACTCTAGCAGGTTATGGGATTACAGATATAAAACCTACATATATTAATCATGGAGTGCAAGGCGACCATGATATGCATACTTGGGATAAAGTTCATGCTGTTTATTCAGATGCAGGTGGTTCAAGTACTTACTGGCTTATAACAACTAATGTGCCTCAAGACAACTACTCTATGGGTGGGTTTGAGTTGATATTTGAAGATGATTATAGCACTCAAAAAGAAGGTGGTACAATAAAAATATATGGTTATTGGAATCCAGAGAGTAATGGAGGTTTTACAGGATTTAAATACACTACAGATAACCCAAATTTAAGTTCAGGATTAACTATACAGGTTGGTAGAAACACAAACGGTAAAACTTGTTTTGCAATAAGTGGGCATAATCAAAATTACGCTCAAATTATTGCTAAAAACTTATGGCTAGGGTATTCTGCTTCTAGTGCTGATTCTACTTGGGGAAATAGTTGGAGTATTTCGACTACAACTGATCCTGGTCTTACAAATCTAAATACACTTACTAAAGTACCAGACGCTAGGTGGGATAATATACAAGGAAAACCTTCATTCGCACCTACAGACGCAGAAGCAAATGTACAAGCGGATTGGAATGAAACTACTACGACTAGTGATGCGTTTATACTTAACAAACCTACTATACCTACAGATCATGGAGATCACGATGGTTTATATTTACCTATTGGGGGAGGTACAGTTACTGGCGACACAACAATTGAGGGTGACCTTATAGTAGGTAAAGATGGAACATCAAAAGGTATACAAGTTGTATATGACGATAATCATACAAGTGGTGCTAAATGGAATACTGTAATAGATATTGGTAAAACAGAGGAAAGAGAAGCAGGAGATGGAAATTACCCAACATATGTAACAGACAACGGATATTCTATATCGTTTCAATCAAACTCTGATGGAGTTTTATTTGGTATGGAAGAATATAGTACTGGTAATTATAAGCCAGTTATTGCATGGGGTGATGATACATCAGATTCGCCATTCGTTTTTAGATACAATAACGGAGTTAAGGCTAGTTTAACGCATGATGGTACTTGGTATGCAAATTTATTTGATGTAGGTGCTAAAACAGGAAATTGGCTTAAATCAGATGCTATGTCTGATGCTATTGGTTGGAACGCTAGTTACGGTGTATATATAGGATCTAACGTAGGAGGAACACATTACTTAAGAGGTAATGGTACTTTTACTACAGGCGGGAACACACATACTTTATGGCACTCAGGCAATTTAGTTCAAGGTTCTGGAGGAGGAGTAGATGCCGACACTGTTGACGGTATGCACGCAAACAAAAGTTACGGTGTTGGTAAGCAATACGACTTTACTGTTAATGGAGATGATGATATATTTTATCCAGTTGTAATATCAGGAGCGTCCAACGCTAGGATGACTAGAATAACTGTATTTAGAGGTTATAATGAAACTGCTCCAAGTACTTGGAATACTGCATCTCATAAAGGTGGTTTAACTTTAACATACGATATTCGTGTTGGTGGTTGGGGAGGTTATCCTAACATGCTTAATGTTCATGATTTTGGAGAAATTTACTCTAGAATTTGTGGTGGTGTTTATTGGACAGCACATACAATGAAACATGTTATATGGTTAAGAGGTGGTGGTGCTTCATATCATATAGACTGTCCAAATGGAAGTTTAACTATAGAGGTTAACGATTCAACCTCAGCAAGTAATTATGTATCTTCCGCTTCTAATGGAACATGGTATTCTTATGATCACCAAACTAATGATGGGTATGACGTTAATGTACAGGCTAGAACCTTAGCCCAAGCACAGACAGGTGGCGAGGAATTAATAAGACGTATGCCAATGAGGTACAACGGTTCTTTTAACGAGGCTACTACTCTTTCTATTACCAATACCATAGATGCTGCAACTTTAGATGGAATAGACTCAACAGGGTTTGCAACGTCTTCACATAATCATGATACTCGCTATTTGAAGTTAACAGGTGGTACTATGAATGGTGACATTGTCCTTGATGAAAACCGTATAGAGATATTTGAAAATGCTTTTATAGAGGGTTCAGGAGGTCAGATAGATATTGGTGATATTGATGGGCAAGATGCTGTAAACGGTATT